TCTTTCTGCAGAATGCTTTTTACTGTACCGGTAAGTATACTCAGATAGCATTTCAAGCCATAGATTATACAACCAGGTGTAATGATTAGAAGATTGTCTTACCCATATTCCAGAAGGGTGATTATAATGAGATGCCTTCCATACTACATCTTCCCTAGAATCTGGTAGCAGCCATCTTTGAATATTACGATTATTTTTAGTCTTACCATAATAAGGTTGACCATCTAAGACACGATGGGCCGTAGACATTAGCTGACCGTATTCTAGAATCATTTTAACAACATGCTTATCTACATGCTGTTGTGCACATTCAACCGGGTTGTTGCTCAAATAAAATATGTTCACAGGGATGTACCTCAAAAGTCACATTAGGATTATCTACTAGTACTTTACTTTTAGCAACTTCTATTTCTTCTAACGTAAGGTAAACACCAACATGAGATGTCTTTTTAATACGGTTCATTTTATCACGAACCTGCATTTCTAAGTTATAAACTGTATGCATCTTATTTAATATCACCTAAACTAGTTTCCCCAGTTAGCTGCTCATACATAGTTTCAAACTCTTCGTTTTCAGCGACTTCTTTAGAGAAGTTTTGCTTATGATAAACCTTAGCTAGCTTACGAAACGTTTTTTTACTCATTTCATATTCTTCGCAGATGTTAGCAATTGCTTCTTTAATAAAGGTTCGTTCACCTTCAGTACGTGCCATGGACGCTGAAAGCTCATCCATACACTTCTTAATAGCTTTACGCGCGGCAGGATCGGAAGGAAGACTCATTTTATACCTCAAGTAATTTAAATTTAAAATTATCAGCACACTCTTCGTAATTAATGTAGCCTCGTGGGTTACAAACAATACGAGTTGAACCAATCATATAGTCATAGGGGTCATGTGTGTGTCCATGTGTCCATAGTTTAATCTGCGGTCTGTCTAGAATAAATTCTGATAGGTCGCTGCTGTATGCTCCATTCATTAATGCTTCTCCCTTATATCGTGGGTGCGTAGATTGCTTGCAAGGCGAATGGTGACCAACAACTACAAACTTACCAGTCTCATCCTTCGTAGTTTCGTCAATAAAAGCCAGCATTGCTTTATGGTCTTCAACCGTATCTTCCGGGCAGAAGGTAGCAACCCTCTCGTGGAATTTTCCTTCCTGATCTTTAAACGAAACTACTCTTGAACTATTTGTAATAATTCTAAAGTCGTTCATAACACCCTTAATTGAATAAAGGGTATGCGGGTCTTCCTTATTCATATCAGTCCAAAGAGTACCGCCAATGAATGTTACATCATCAATAGTAATACTTTCTTTATCCATAAAGTGGATGTTAGGGAACTCTTTTAGAACAGTCCGAAGTATATTAGCTGACGTTGCAAAGTCACCGTGATAGTGCTCATGGTTACCCATTATGTAGAGCACATGCTTAAAGCTAGATGAACATTGTTCAAAGAACGTCATAAAGCGCTGTGCTTTTTCCATAGGAGGAATGATACCACCAGGGTTCCAATCTTGCAAGTCATGCGCTGTAACAATATCCCCTGAAAGGATTAATACATCAGCGGCATGCGCATTTGTAACTTTGAGTTGACCAAACTCGATATGCAGGTCTGAACCAAGTAAGATCTTCATCCGCGTCTCATTCGCGATACATCCATCGCATTTTCTTCAGTAAAAATAGGTACTAAGTTAGACTTATGCATAACAGCAATACCCAGCATTTTATCACCAGTATAAGTATACTTCTTTACCCCGGTAGTAACCACGCCGCTATGACCCGTATCTCGACTAGGATAACGAGTCGTCTCACGAATAAAAGGAGTATAAACAGTTCCAGGTAATTTTATCATATTAGTAGGTTTCTTCTTAGTCTTGCCTTCAGGTTTAATATCATATTTCGCACACCACTTAGCATACGCTTCGCGCTCAGCTTTAGGCATAGCCTTAGGTTTAACTTTAGATTTAGTATTCGAATAGATCATAATATATTATAACATAACTAGGGAATAAGTCAACTTTTACGGGGCTGACGTAACCTTACCTGCTTTACATTATAGAATCTCTCTGGTTCAGGTAAGTCGTCACTCACTGACCAAGGACTTGGTTTAGGCTTTTCGAAACGTCTAAGAAACGACACCCAAAGAGATTTTATTCTAAAGGGATAGATTCTACCTTCTTCTCTGCTTTTTCTTTAACCGGTTTAGGTGTAAGCGCCAGCGGGAATGCTTCTCTTACTATATCTTCTTTTAAAGACTTATACTTAGTTTGTAATTTACGATCTTTTGCCAAACATAAAGCCTCAGCCTCCGTCCAGTGAATGCCTTCTAGCATATTTACAAACAAAGATTCTTTTTTAATCTTAGGTAAATTAGTCGTAGGCTCTAACCAAACATAGAAACGTCTAAGTTCTAATTGAAGTGATGATTCGCTATAACCGATCGGCTTATCAGTATCCTTTCTGAATGGTGGTTCTCCTTCTGGAAGGTCCATCTTAAGCATGTGGTCATAGTTTAAACGAAGTAAAACGAGCAACGGATCAGTTACGTTATTCTGTAAGACTGCAATCTTTTCTTCACGTGTCTTCGCAACTTCAAATTTATCTAAAATTTCGGATACTAGTAGGTTCATTAAAACTCCTCTTTCATATAAATAACTATTTATAAAGTAAACATGTATAAACCTTACACATACTTAATTGGTTGGTCGAAACTTGGTCTTTATTATTACGGGGTACGCTTCTCACAAAAATGTAACCCAGAAGATCTATGGATAACATACTTTACATCTTCTAAGTATGTTAAAGAATACCGTAAATTATACGGGGAGCCTGATATTAAATCCATAAGAAAAACGTTTAACAATAAAAATGACGCTATGTGCTGGGAAAGTAGAGTTTTAAAGCGAATAAAAGCCCACACTAACCCAAAGTTTATTAATAAAAGTAACAATACTTGCGCTAATAATAGTAATGAACATTATGTAAAACTTTCAAAGCTATTTAAAGATAAGAAGCGAGATGCAGCCATAGGTCGAAAAATATCTGATACGTTTACAGATAGAAGAAGAGAAATTTCTAAAACCACAAGGCAAAAATATGGCAGTGCTGGTGTTTATGAAATAACATTTCCTGATGGTAGTGTTCAAATTATAACTCATATGAAAACATTCTGTGAGGAAAACAATTTAAGTCGTACCAGCATGGCATCATTAGCTAATAATAAGTGGCCGTGTTCTACTTATAAAGGGTATAAAGCAAAAAAAGTAGGCAGTACACGTATAATCAGAATTCACTAATATGCTCGATCATCTGTTTCATTCTATTAGCCATAAAATAGTCAAGTAACAGGCTTCTATCCTTAACGGGACATGTCGTATAAGTATTTATAATCTCTTCCTGAATATATTCAGGTATCATGGCAAGGTCTACCAAGGTAGCATTACGATGATAATTACGTCTTTCTTCTTCTGTCTTACATGCAATAAAGCCGTTGTCAAAGAACTCTTGGAGTCGTTTTGATGTAATAGACTTCTGTCTCTCCCCACTTACAATAGCATCATCTGCAGTCAAAATATTAGGTACCCCGTCCCCTTTATCCCCTTTAACAATATGCTCCATCAATACTTCATGAATACTATTTTCAGGTTTAATAAACTTCTTCAGCGTAGGTGAGAACTGTTTTACGTGTTTATACTTCTGTAGCTGATTAAAATCGTGATCACCAGAAATAATTAACAACGGGTTAGGTTCAGATACCAAGGTACCCTCTTTAACATCGTTCTCTAATGACCAGTAGACAAGAGATGCAATTACATCATCTGCTTCTGCACCATCTACTTCAATAACTTTATATGGAAAGTTTTCTTTAAGTTCTGTTTTTATTAAATTAATAGAATCAAAGATCAAAGGCCAGTTAAACCCGGAGTCTTCTCTATTCTTTTTACGGTTAGCTTTATAGTAAGGAAACACTTCCTTACGCCAGTACTTACGACTGTCGCAGGCAATAACTACCTCACCGTATTCCTTACCAAACTTAACTTTATGACTTCTAATGGTATTAATTACCATATGACGAAGTAAGTTTACGTCAAGCTCAACATCGGTTCTACTACCAATCTCTGCCATTAGGTTTGAGATAATGGTCTGGCTATAATCAATAACAATCACTTAATAACTCTCACAATAATACATTCATCGTTGATACGACCCGTTATATCGTACCCCTTGGTTGTGAGATCAGAAAGAAGCTTACGCAACTTTACCTTACTAGCATCTAGTAGTACCTTAAGGAACGCTTCCGGGCGACGAATAGAACGACACTCACTCATATCCGGATCATAGTTCTGTAAGGTAGAACCTTTTACCTGAAT